TCATCTTCGGGAATTTCTCGATAAACATCGAGAAGTAACCTTACGATAAAATCGTAAGTCTTATAGAAGTGCTGTTTATGGAATGAATTAGCATAACTAATCCAACTCGAATAAACATTCGGGGATGGACGACGTGCCCAGGTTGTACGAATACGTACAGGAGTAACATTAACGCCTTTATAGGCGTCAGTGCCACACGATTCTCTAAAGAATCCACTGGTACAGCTCTTGTCACGGTTTACGAGTAAACCAAATGATTCAAGCCATTTTATAGCGTGCGCAGCTTTCGCTGTTTCTACTATTACATCGTCGCCATACACAAGAATGCTCTTACGAGCATCCGCATCATCCTCTGCCGCTGACAGGATAGCCCAGATAGTTAACGCCAAAATGGGAAAGCATAAAGCTGACCCCATTGGCGCGAATTTATCTAAAGCTAGAACCTGTCCGCTAGGGAGGATTGTGGACTGTGACCTGCTGCAAAGGAGAGCCTGTAAAACAGGTTCCGGAAACAGCAAGCGAACAAGACCAACGGTTATACGATCACTTGCCTCTTTCAAGTCAAGTGTAGCGTAACGGCCAGTAGAAGAGCCCAAAAGGGCTCCGAACTGGTTTGGCTTTTGGTCTGTGAAGTGGACGTTGTACCTCGTTAGAGGATGCGACTCCACTCTTCGTACTATGGCATCACCTAAACCTTGCTGAATCCACTGGAATTCCAATGGTTCACAAGAAATAAGGCGAGGACCGCGGGAATCTTTTGGAACAAGGATAACCTTGGCAGAAGATTCGACCTCTTTAAGACGTGAAAACGTCTTATAAGAGTCACAGATATGTCCCAAAGATGAGCAGAAATACTCATCAAAGGGATATAACGAGTTGATCCGAGGATTGATACGAGTCCAAGAGTACTTGGCCCATAATCGTTCTCCAGTGGAGACCGATCCGGGTCCGTGCCTTGGTCGTATATCTTTCGGATCAAAGCCCTGAAAGACTCTTGCGAGTCTAATTCGGGCTTTACGGATTACTCGACGAGCGTCTGGAGGATTTATATCCTCGAGCGCACGCGGGTTGCAATCGATCTGTTCAGCAATTCTAGTGAACAGTTCGTTGTACGAAGAAATATCGCTCTCTGTTTTTACAAACA